TTTCTACCTATGGTCGCTATCAGAGGTCATTTGATTCTAACATCCGCCATACAGCAGACATTGAAGATATTATTGATAGAGATTTAGCACTTCGTGCAACCCCTAGAACGCAACTCGACCAGATTACCTTTAGACTCGATAACCCTACAATGCCATCTGCCCAACTAGACGACCTTATTAACCTGTTTTTTGGTGAGCCAGTAGTTATTACTAACCTACCCTTTAACATGTTCGAGGGCTACTTCTCAGGCTTTGTAGAGGGCATTTCAATTGCAGCGACTCCGACTTATGTTGATGCAACTATCTATGTTTCACCTACAGACTTCTCACTTATTGCCCCAACATGGGCGACAGTAATCCCAACCAATACCCTTTGGAGTGGCGTAAATGCTACACTACAGTGGTCTAAAGCGATCGGAGTAATAAACTAATGGCAACAACAACCCCTAACTTTGGTTGGGCAGTGCCAACCAGCACTGACTTGGTCAAAGATGGCGCAGTAGCCATTGAGACCCTAGGCGATTCAATCGATGCATCTTTAGTTGATCTTAAAGGTGGCACGACTGGTCAGGTGCTTGCTAAGGCATCTGGAACAGACATGGACTTTTCATGGGTTGCGATTGACCCTCTTGTAATTTTAGATGCTAAGGGCGATTTAATCACTGCAACGGCAGCCGATACACCAGCCCGCCTAGCAGTAGGCACAAACGGACAGTATTTGCAGGCAGATTCTACTGCTTCAACTGGCTTGAAATGGGCTACTGTATCTTCAAGTCCAACCTTTGTAGGTTGCTCATTAAAGTTCGGAGCAAATCAGACTTTATCAAATGGAACAAACCTTCTTGTCGCCTTTGACCAAGAGCATTTTGATACCAATGGATTTCACGACAATGCCACAAACAATTCACGCATTACAATTCCAGCAAGTTATGGTGGCAAGTATCTAATTACTGCCAATATCTCAACAAGTGCGTGGAATAACGATAGCCGCGTTTCTATTTTTAAGAATGGCAATCCAATCGCAGTGTCATTCTTGCGCTGGAACGCTCCAGATTTAACTTCAGCCAATGTTTATTTTATTGCTGACCTTGCCGTTTCAGACTACTTACAGATAAATATGTTTCAAAGTTCAGGCTCATCCCAGACTGTTAAAGGTCAAAATGATTTAGGTGCTGGCTCTTCATTTTTCCAAGTCCAATTTTTAGGAGCATAACTATGATTCAATTTAACTTGCCAAATAAACTTAACGGCGCACAATTACTTGATGAATTAAAGGCTGCTGGCGTTTCAATTACTCAATATCCAAGCCAAGAAAATGGCTTACTCTATTTAGAGATTGATGCCAAAGATGAATCAAAAGCAAAAACAGTGGTTGATTCACATATTGGAATTGACAAAGAGCCAACACTTAACGACAAACTTTCCAGCGTTGGACTATCTGTGGCAGACCTAAAGGCTGCACTTGGACTGTGAAGCCTAAGTTAAGTAAAGCTGCAATCCAATTAAGGGAACAGTTAGATGATTCCTTCCCAGATCGTGATAGGGCATCGGATGGTTGGGTCGGTGATACCCGACACGCTGCTCGCAAGTCTGATCATAATCCAGATGAGCAGGGCTGGGTTCGTGCCATTGACATTGACGCAGACTTATTCGGTGCAGGGGTCAAACCGCATATCATGCCAGACCTTGCAGATCAACTTCGAATCAGTTGCAAGTCTAAGGCAGAGAAGCGCATCTCGTACATTATTTTTAACGGCAGGATTTCGTCTCCCGTCCTTAACTGGAAGTGGCGCAAATACACAGGGGCTAACAAACACACTCACCACATGCATGTCAGCTTTAAGAAAGAAGCTGACCTTCTGGGTGAGTTTTTTCAGATACCTATGCTAGGAGCAAACTAATGAATATGAAGAACCCTTATGTCCTTACTGCTGGAGCATTCTTATCAGCATGGGCTGCTACTAACTTCGCAGCTGATTACCGCGCAATTCTTTGGGCTGTTCTTGCTGGTGTCTTTGGATACGCGACCCCTAAAAAATGACACAATCTGACTTCTTCACGCTATACATAGCAACACTGGCAATAGTCGGTGGCTTGTCTGGGTATGTCATTACGCATCTCTTATCTGAGATTAAAAGACTCAACACACGAGTCGATGAAATCTATAACATCTTACTAGACAGGTAACATTCTGCTATGGCAAGAAAAGCGAAAGAGCTAGAGGATCAAGGTTACTCTGCACTGGATGCTTACTGCATCGGATTGCATGAGTATTACAAATCATTACGCAAGGCTGGCTTCAACGAAGGTCTAGCCTTATTTATGATTACTGATACTGGTTCTTACCCTGCTTGGATATTGCCTCACCCTGTCGATCCAGAGAAGTTCGGCAACTACGAAGATGAGGACGATGATTAAAGCCCGCTATCTGGTCATATCGGATTTACAAATCCCATACCATCATGAGCAAGCTGTCAAGAATCTTATCAAGTTAGTAAAGCGAGAGAAGTTTGACCTTATCCTTAACACAGGCGATGAATTAGATATGCAGAGCCAGTCTCGCTGGGCTCAAGGTACTAAGTTGGAGTGGGAAGGTACGCTAGATGCTGACAGAAGCCTTGCGCAGGATATTCTCTATGAACTCGGCACAACAGATGTCACTCGCAGCAATCACACAGACCGCCTATACCACACACTATTACGCGCACCTAGCCTCATCGGATTACCAGAATTGGAATACGCAAAGTTTATGGACTTCGCTGGACTCGGAATCCGCTTCCATAAAAGACCATACGAGTTTCATAAGGGATGGGTCTTAGTCCATGGCGATGAAGGATCAATGAACTCTAACGCTGGACTCACAGCTCTTGGGCTGGCTAAGAAGTTCGGCAAGTCTGTGGTTTGTGGTCACACTCACAGGGCAGGCATTAGTGCCTTCACAGAGGGCATAGGAGCCTCATACAGGACTCTTTGGGGCTTAGAGGCAGGAAATGTCATGGACAAGAAGAAAGCCTCTTATTTGAAGGCTGGGAGCGCTAATTGGCAGATGAGCGTGGCAGTCATTGAGACACATGGAGACCGCGTAAGTCCGATGTTAGTGCCTATCAATAAGGATGGGTCATTTACATTGTACGGAAAGTTGTACGCCTAAATCGTTATCGTTTCGTTATCTAAATGTCCTTGATTCGTCTGGACTGTATGCAACACTAATCCTGTAAGCAACCAAGGGCGTTGCTACAGATAGGTACAAAAATGAACGCAGAGACTAACCAGTTTATTCAAGATGTATGCGAGATGTTCGACAACAACAAGATTACTGCTTCAGAATTAGCAGAACTACTGACATCAAAGCAGGTGTCAGCATGACAAACAATGAGAAGTTGCTGATTATCTGCCTTATTGGGGCAGGTATCAGCTTTATCGTAATGGCAATTACATCCTACAAAGAAGCCTATGAACGCGGGCATCGCGATGGATGGCATAAAGGCAGAGCTGTGAATCGCTCAGAGTTCTGGTCAGAATGAAATATCAGGAGATTCTACAGAGTGCAACCGACATCATTCAAGATCGTGGTCTCAACGACTACGGCCACCCAGCAGATAACATGCAACACGCAGCAATGCTCATCAGTGCATACCTACAGCACCCAGTCGAGGACTATCAAGTCTGTGCAATACTCGCGCTCATCAAGATTGCCAGAGCCAGTTCAGGCACAGTCGATAAGCCAGATAATTACATCGATGGAGCAGCCTATATTGCTTTAATGGGGCAACTAGCTACAGAGGAGAATGAACTATATGTTTAACCTAGCCGATTATGAGCCAGTGGAGGTAAGACTTGAAAAGTTTATTAAGGACTATCCAGATTTTCGCATTAGCACTGAGTTGGAAGTTGTGGAAGCAACTCGATACATCGTTAAGGCTTATCTCTTTAAGACTAGCCAAGATAGCATCGCATGGGCGACAGGGTACGCTGAGGAAACAGTTAGCTCTCGCGGGGTCAATCAAACTTCTGCACTGGAGAATTGCGAGACATCGGCTATTGGCAGAGCACTTGCAAATGCGGGTTATGCTCCTAAAGGAAAGCGTCCTAGCCGCGAAGAAATGAGCAAGGTTGCACCAAACCATCCAGCTCTTAAAGTAGTCAAGCAAGAAGTAAAGCCAGCACCACAGGACATTAAAGAAGGTGACACTGATTACTGGACTACACCAATCGGATCATCTGTCAAGACCACACTCGCTCCAGTAACACTAGAGAGTGCAATGGCTACTGTGACAGAGATTCTGGGTACAGCAGAAGCTATGGATGCACCAAGTTGCAATCATGGCCACATGGAATGGCGCACTGGCAATTCTAAAGGTCGCGATTGGGCTGGATTCTTTTGTGCCACCAAGGGTCAAATTGGTGGAATGGATAAGTGTCCAACGCATTGGTACAACCTATCGAGCAGTGGAAAATGGGAACCACAGAAGGCGAGGGTATAATGGGGTATGCAGAGTTTCACACAGCTGACGGCTGGGTTAATGTGGAAGATGTGCCTATGATTGACACAGTTAATTGCCAACTATGCAATGAGCCAACACTGGCTTCTGACATTACGATCACTGCAAGAATTGTCGAAGGCATAGTAGTTGCAGGCACTTGGTCATGTAATAAGTGCAGGGCAGTTAATGGATAAGGAAACGCTACTCATGGTTCTGACATTAGCTTTATTCATTGGCGGTATTGCAATGGGTTACATAGCTGGGATGAGCCATTAGTCAGCACAGAAAGCACAGAGGTTTTCGCACAGAGCGAGTTGTAGCTGAGTACCTATCG